GTGGTGATGAGCCTGACAACCATCAGGTCATACCACGACAGAGAGGCAATATCACACCAGCGCTGGTAAGCCATGTTCAGTCAAGGGTGAAGGTTAATCCCCCAGAGGGGAAGGAAACGGTATCGCCCTCACCAATGGTCTTTGGCGTTGTCAACTGAGCATAAAAGAGCACGTTACCACCAGTGGCTGCATCGGCAATAAACACGTAGTTGATTGTGCCCCAGCTACCTGTGGCCTGTGGAAAAGTTATAGAATTGGCATTGCTCTTCTGTCCATTGGAAGCACTTGGGAAGTTCGTGGTGTTGTTCGCCACAGCCACTCGCTGATAGCCATTACCAGATGGCTCACCAGTAATGGTGCCATCGTCGGAAACGCTCTGGGCAAGCCCGACATAGAGGGTTTCTGGCGCAGTATAGGTCGTCCGCCCTAAAAGGTGGTCAAGGATTTTGTTCTCAAGGTAATCCGTGAAGGCACCCATTGGCTACACCTCACTCGTAGAAAACATAGACGGTGGCGGTGGTATCAACGTAAAGGCCCCTGGTGCAGAGGATGGGCTTGGGGAAAAGCACTATTGTGGTATCGGCATCGCTGAGTGCAGGCAGGAGCTCGTCAGTGGCAGGGCTTTCATTCACAACCTCATTGTATACCTGAACGCTCCCATTCCCGTCGCCCTTATCAACCGCAAGGCCCCAGAAAAGGCAGGGTCTTGAGCAAACCTGCGCAGACGATGTAAGTTTTATGCTCTGCATTGTTTAACTCCTCCCAGGGGCCTGGAAACATATCCAGGCCCCTCTCGTGTCATGCGGCAACGCCCTTCACGATACCTCTCCAGTCAGACCACCCGAAGGCCACAGCGAAGAAGCCCTGGTAGATGACGGAGAGAGTGGGGTTGTCCTCGTAGTGGCGCACCTGCGGCTTCTCAAGCCAGTACGCCTTGAGGGCGTTGTCGTCCTTCCCTGCAATCAGGAACCAGTCAGCATCAGAGGTGAGGTAGGGCGAAGAGATGATGGTGAGATTGGCGCCGAAGAGGTAGTTGGCGGTATTGTCGGCGGTGTACGGAACCTTCTCCGACTTCAGGATTTCGTGGACAACCCTCATGAGGTACTTGGGCACCAGCAGGATTTTGGGCTCCATGAGAATGGGGTTGCCACGCTCGTCGGTGAGAGTATCAAAGTGCACCATTGCCGCATAGAGAGTGTCGGGGGTAAGGTCACCAGAGATAATGTTGGAAGCGGTCTCGTCTCCGAACACGGGGTGGTTGTCGCTGAAGAGAGGAACTCCGTCTCCACCAACAACCGTATCGCCCAGGTTGAACACGGCATGGGCAAGACGCTCAATGGTCACCTTGGCGGAGCGGCCCAGGCTTCGAGCAAGGCTTTGAACAAGGTTGTACTGCTGGGTCTTCAGGAGGTAGTAGGTGATGGCGAACTTCAGGCCATAGAACTTCGGCCGGTAGCTCCACTCGTAGCCCTCATATCCCTGGTCAATGGTCATCTCACCGCCCTCGGCGTCCCAGGGCATGTAGGGCCCAAGGCCGATGAGGTTCAGCTCTTTGACTTCCGCCAGGTTCGTCGATGCCTCGCTGAAGATTTTGTCGTAGACCGACGGCGCACTTTTATACCCAAAGCGAATCTGCTCATAGACGCTTGCGGGCTGAAGGATTTTCGGAAACTGCGCACTGACCATAGCCATTGCTACTCACCTCACTTGGTCAACAAGGCTACTGCAGGATTGATTTTGAACCGCACGGTCGCCCCTGTTTCATCCCAGTTGCTACCGGGATGAATGCCAGTGATAAGGAGATGGCCAACGGAGTTTGTATCCTCGTTCACCCTTGGCTCTCCGGTGGTGCTGTCTATTTCGATATCAACTGCGGTTCCAAGAACGGTTGCGGCAGGGGCTCCACTGCACTGGCCATAGAATTCGGTGCGGTCGTCGCCTACCCACACCAGAATTTCTGCGGTCTGGCCAGCGCCTGTGGTAACGTTCGAAGCTGCAACGCCAAGAAGGCTTGTAGAAGCAGCGGTTGCCTTAACCACGTTCCCGTTCGAGAGCGTCACTGGGTCGCCAACCTTAATGGTCTGGCTGGCACCAGCAGTAAACGTACGAGTGGTAGGCAAAGCAACAGCAGGCTGGAAACGCATTTACAATCACTCCCCTACTTTCTCAACTAATCGAGCAACTTCTTTGGACACTTCATTGATGTACTTCTCGTTTCCACTGTTGATGGCCCTTGCGAGCTCCTTCCAAGGCTCAAGGTCCTGTCTCAGTGCTCTGGCGTGCTTCTGTCGCTGAGCTTCCCGAATTTCGTCGCCTATTTCCTTCTTCCTTCTGAGGAGGATGTTGTACTCGGTCTGCAATGTTCCATCTGCTGGAAGTCCTGTGTTCGCCATGAGTACATTGGGTTTAATCTTGTCTTCGTTGACGTTTGCTACTTCCCAGCCACGCATCCTGTTGAACTGCATCATGTTTTTGGCTCCCCACTTGTACTCATATTCCTTCCTGCCCCCTTCGAACTCGAGGGGGTTTATCCTTGAGAGGTCACGAACCTCAATTCGTGCCATGTGCTTCCCTCCTATTCAACTTCCATTGGCACTGGTTGCCCAGCCTTAAGTCGTTCCAAGATTTCTTTGGCTTCTTCTGGCTTCTTGCCAATGCGGTTAGCGAACTCGACTACTTCTCTGGAATACTGCGGAGATGGCGAAGGTTTCGGCGGCTCAACTGAGGGTGGTTTCGGTGGGATGACCTTGCCACTCAGAGTCATCTCACCCACAACGTACTTTACCGCCTCGTCATAGCCATCTCGCTTATTCACAAGGTGAGGATTCTGGCGGATGTAGTCGTAAATCCTGGGTTTCAGGGCAGAGAACTGTTGCCCAAAAACCCCTTCATAGTACTTCTCCCGCTGCACCCAGTAGTTCGTGTGTTGCTCAATCTGAAACTTGGTAAGGGTGGTCTGGAGGGGGGTGATGTACTGCTGAAGGAGTGATTCTAACGCTTTCCGTGGGGAAGCAAGAAACTGCTGGAGGAACTCGTTGTCGTCCTGTGGGGCCTGAGGTGGCTGCTGTGGGCTTTCCTGAGTTCCAGCAATCTGCTTCCAGAGTGCGTCGTACTGTGCCTGGAGCTTGGCGAGCTCCTGTGAGCGCCTGGTGAGCTCCCGCTGGGCCTCTTCGTAGCTCTTGAGGAGGTCCTCATAGCTCTTAAATTTCCCGCCTATAAGAGGTTGTTCCTTCTTAGGAGCCTCTTCAGGCTTCTCCTGAACCTCCTCCTGGACCTCTTCCTGGGCCTCCTGGGGTTTTTCTTCGGCCTCAGGAAGCTCCTGAGAGAGCTGACGCTCCTCTTCCTGCTCTAAAAACACGGTTTCCTCTTGAGGTTGTCCCTCAATGGGGGCCTCAAGGAAGAAATTGGGCATGAAAATACCTCCTTTGGGGATGTTTTGGGGGATTTTCAGGCCTGAGTTGTCCTCAAAAAGAGGGCTCAGCGCCTAAAGATGGCAAGAAGACGCCCAAAAACCGACGCTTTCTGGCCGGTTTTTGCCGTTTTCTGACCTTCGTGGACGGTGGAAAACGGAAAATTGCGGTCTTTCAGAAGGTAAGGAGACCGCAAAAACTCGTCAATGGCCGCAATTTTGGCCTGAATTACAGTCACTTCGTCGAGAGAGGCCTTAGAAAGGCGCTCTAAAAGCGCCCCTCGACGGTAGTTCCAGTACTCTTCAAGCTTCCTCCATCCCAAGCTCTGTATTAGTAGCTCCAAATCCCGGTCTGCCAGTGGACAAACCTCCTTCTCCGGCGCCCTGAATGCCCGTTATTCCGCCGAGAATGCTCCGCAAAAGGTCCTGAGGGGTCTGTACTCCCTCGGCCCTTGGCTCTCCAGTTGCTCCACCACCGGCCACCACAAGGCTTCCAGCACTCGCAACCTCCTGGAAAATTTCCTCAACATTGGGGAAAGAAGAGTTGAGAATGAGCTGTTTGGTGAGGTACTCCATGATTTTGGAGTTCTGGGCAATTGAAGCAACTCGTGAGAGGAGGGAGAAGAGCTGTAGAGCCTGCTGGAAGCGAACGTCTTTTGAGACCGAAACGTCGCTCCCGGTGATGTTGAACCGGTACTGGTACTGCAGGTCCTCAGGGGTAATGGACTGGAAGACCTTCCCCCCGGGCACCTTAAAGTACTTCACGGGTGGCATGAACTGGTAGTAGAGCCACTGGACCATGTCAAAAACCTGCTCAAGGGCAACCCTCAGGCTGTTGAGCCGTTCCTGCATGCGCTTGTTGCCCTCGGAAATAACGGCTATACCCAGAGTTGCAGGTGTTCTCCGGGCAGTGGTCGGAATCCTTCCCAGAGTGAAATCGGTAATGCCCGTGACACGCTCAATGTAATCACGGACAATCTGCTCTTCATTGTAGGAAGAAATGGGGACATCGCTCGTAATAAGGGGTTGAATGTCGTTCATGTCCTCGACCGGAATCTTTGCTCCAGGGGCAAAAACGATGTCCTCAGCGTTTTCGAAGTACATGTTTGGACGGTATTTGAAGACCTTGTTGATGATGAGGTTGATGTTGTCCATCCGCTGGTTGTGAATGGCATTGATTTCTTCCTGGAGGTGCTGTATCTGCTGGGCTATGCCGTATCCCCAGAAGCGGTTGGGTTCAGAGAGAAACGCATAAGCAACATAAGGACGGCGGTTGTGATAGTAGGGGAATTCTTCAATCCGAAGGATTTTGGGCTGGTGTGCTGCCAGGACGATGTGGTACTCTTCCTCGTACCCATCTCCGTCAAGGTCAGCACCACCCCAGTAATCGTAGACCTCAACACCCTCAAAGCTTGAGGGCTGACGTAAGCCCTGGTATTTGTTGGCCTCGGCCTCCACATCACGCTCTTGGTACATGCTGGTCAGGAGCTCATCAACGTTCTGGTAGAAGCCTTCCCGCTCTCGCTGTTTCAGTACATTGATGGGAATGAAGAGTCTCTCAGCAACGAACGGTGCATCCTGAATGTTCGTGGCATAGGAGGGAATAATGAAGTTCTCTAAGTCGACGACGGAGAGGTATGGCGCATCATAGACCTTCACTGTGTCAGTACGGTCGCTCTCGACGAGCGACCCATCTTCGGCAATCTTCACCCCACCCCTCCGACGGACATTCCTCGTCTCAAGCCTCCAGATGACCTTCACAATGCCCGTGCCGTAGAGAACGGCCTGGCGAATCCACTGGATGATGACATTGCGGAAGTCAGGAATTTCTTCGTTAATGGCATAGTTCAAGAAGCTCTCTAAGCGGCGAGCTGATTCTTCAACCTCGGGATTCTGAATGGTCTGGTCCTGATAGGGAATAACAGCCACAATCGGAATGTTGTTAAGAATGGCATTTGCCAGTGAAGCCGTAATGGTGTCAACAATAATCTGGGTGATGGGGATGTGCAGGTTTGAAGCACCACGCCACGGTGTGGTTTTCTCCGGGAGGATACCGTGGTACATCCGGTACCACTTGCGGAAGTTGGCAAAAAGCTCGGACTGGGCCTCCCGGGCCAGCTCAATTTTTGTGATGAGTTCGTTCCACAGTTTTTGCTCGTCCATTATTTCCTCCTCACCTTTGGAATCTTGACACCAACAACAACCAGAAGCCGTGGGGCTTTTAGCCCTGCGATGTTTCTTGGTTTTGGTGTCCTGATTCTCGGTTTTCTTGGTCTTGGCGCTCTAATTCTCGGAACCCTTGGTCTGGAAACCCTTGCCATGCTCATCCTCCTCGCTCAGCGAGCCACTGTCTGAAGGCTTGAAGAGAAAAATCAGGAAGGTATGGCTCCACCCTTGGAATGAGGGGGGCAAAGAAAGCTGGATGCTCAGAAATGGGGTCAACAGGAGTACCGTTCACCCGGACTTCATAGTGAATGTGGTAAGGATAGCTTCCCTTTACATTGCCCTCGGTCCCCGGAGTGGCTACGGGCTGACCGATGGTGACAAAGGTACCCGGCTGGACAAGAACTTCGTCAACGTGGCCAAGAATCCACACCTTCTCTGGACGGTCCGGGTCAATGATTCGAATGAACTTCCCATAGCCAGGGTCATAACCAACCTCGACATAGCCTGAAGCCGGAGAGGGCATAAGCGTCCCAGGCATAGCAGCAACATCAACCCCGGAGTGAACCCTTCCACCACGCTTTTCTCCAAACACTCCAGAGATGTAAGCGCTGTTGGGGTCAAGAACCCGTGGCTCGGTCAGGTCTTCCTGGGTTACTCGCTGAGCCACGGGTTGCTGTGTTTGCATCCCAGGGGCACCGGGGGATGACTCTACTGGCCGGGGAGGCTGGGGTGCCGCCTGGGACTGTGAGGGAGGAGGTGGTGATATTCTCGTTGGCTCGGGCTTAATGAGGCCAGCTTGCTGTCTCGACTGCGAATAAGCCCTCGCCTGCTCAAGAAGCCTGCGCATGGCCATAGAAGCTTCATCAGAAGCAGTTCTGGTCTGGGGAATCTCAACCTTTCTTGTGCTCTCTCCAGAAAACTGCCGGACACGCTCCCGGAGCTCTTCAACTGATGGCTTCACAGATGGCGCAGGCTGGGTCAGGTCCTCTTTGAGTACCTTTGGACTTTCAGTAGAAACGCTCTCTTTCGCTGCCCTCTTCTCCTTGGCCTCCCTGTACGCACGCAACAGAGCATCAATCCGCTCAGGGAAAGAGGAAACCTTCCTCGCCTCTTCGAGTTTCCGCTCAAACTCAAGGACCGCAACAGAGCGGTTGAGCTGCCGCTCCAGCTCAAGCTTTCTTCTCAGGTAGTTGTCAACCTGCATGGCTTTCCCTCAATACCCCGTGGGGGATTTGAGATTGACAATGTATGATTTCTGCGGACGAACCCTGATGTCCACAGGACGAAACTTCTTAATCACCAGGTATCGGAGGGCATCGAAGAGGTGGTCGTAGAGGCCATCCTTCTCTGGCGTCTCCTCGTCATCACGGTAGTGGTACCCACCAAGGAAGCCCTCAATCAACAACTTACAGGACGGATTTACGTACATTCCCGGCGTCCCATCGGGCCTGAGCCGCAGGAGCCTGTGGATAATGTCGATGCCGTACTCAATCGACTTCTTGTCGTACTGAATTTTCTTGAAGCCGTATTCCCTGAGGATGCTCACCGATGAGGCCGTAGCAGAATCGACCCTCTGCACGCCAGCCGGGTCGCAGAAGGAAATGACATTGTAGTCGATTTCGGCTCTCCGCTCGGCCTTCCTGATTTCTATCCCAAACCTCCGGAGCTCGGGATAGACGAACTCTTCGATGAAGGTGTAGAGGTTAACGTCCTCACCAAGGATTTCTCTGAGGACAAGAAGTCGGTCTTCGGTGTCGGTCTGGCAGAAGACCACAGCCGGGTGGCGAAAACCAAAATCCCAGCCAATATAGAGCGGGGAATGTCTGTTGAACCTTACATCCCGGACGTGAATTTCTTTGTTGAATTCTGGAAAGACCCGCTTCCCGAGCTTGGCAAAGAAGTTGATTTCATATTCCTGCTCCCACTGTTCCTGTGAGAGCCCCTTCCTTGCCTCCTCGTACCACTTTCTGCCGTTCCGCTCGGGGTCCTTATCAGGGTCGGCACTGTAGTGGCAGAAGATGACCCAGAATCCATTTCGGTTCTTCTGGAGCTCAAGCCCCTTCAGGAGCCTCACTTTTTCTTCCGTGGATGCCATACGCTCGTGACTACAGTCCGACCCCCT